GGTAAGTAAAAATTCCACTCCCTGTTTGCGGCGCAAAGACCGGAGATTCCCTAGCGTTACTGCAAGATACGCCTCAGGAGTTGCTGAATATTTAACCGCCCGGCCCCATGTCTTGCATATTTTGCACACATTCCGATAAACGTTTGTTCGTATCTCTTCAAATCTTTCCAACGGTAGCTCTTTGCAGCATGTTTTACACGTTTTGGTCGGTTTTGCAGCCATTTATCACACCTCCCAGACCCAACAAAAAAAGGGGCCCCTAAGGACCCCTCTAAAACACTAGGTTTTACGTTGCTTAGGCAGCGCCCGGTGAACCGAAAATACCCAGAGGGTCAGATACACCGAAGCTGTAGCGCTCACGGGCCTTGTAACGACTATTGCCTGTGTCGAAATCGGCATCCATTGAAGTCTGCATAGGAGTACGAACGAAGTGCTTCAAACCGTTCGGTACGTCCGTTAGCAGGAAAAATGCATTCGAATCAGTCAGGTAGTGGTTAACAGTGAAACCCTGCGGGATGGAACCCATAGAGCGCAGCGCGTTGATGTCGTTATCAGCAGTATTGGTACGGCCTTCAGACTCCATCAAACGCGTAGCAACGAACTGCAGCGCAGGCGGAATGACCAGCTTGCGGGGTTTAGCCGCAATCAAAAGCCCACGTTCATCAGTCCAGCCAGCAATCTGAATTACAGCAGCTTCCAGAGAAGTCTCATTCAGGTCAGCCGGGGTGGTCAGCTCGTTGGAGTTGGTACCGCCAGAGACTAGCGGGTGGTCAGTAGCACACAGCTCTACACCGTCACCGTAAGTTACGTTGCTATCGAACGCGTTGTTCAGGATAGCAGCCGCCTTAACTTGCTTGGTATAGGCCATGGCACGGGCCAGCGCTTTGGTGTATCGGGTAGAAAGAGAATCGTAAAGATTATCTTCAATGGCTTCCTCGGTCAGAGAAAACCCCATAGCGATGGTCTCGTGGTTGTACCGGGCTGTAAATGCTTCTTGCGCATTATCATACGCAATAGCGGCGCCTTCGCCCTTGGTCGGGGCAGCGCCAAAGCCAGACAGCTTGGTTTCTTCCTCGAAGGAACGCTCAGAAGACTCAGTTTCGTAAATCTCTGCGTGTTCTTCGCCGTATTTTTCATACTCAAGTCCGAACAGGGCATTAAGACCCGGCAACAGTTCCTTGAGCAATTGAGCGCGTGAAATAGCCATGTCTTATCGCTCCTTAAATACCGGTCTTGTTGGTGTAAGAATGCGAATCCGGATTGAACTTAACAATCAGATCGGTGTACGCATCGCCTACAGAAGAATCCGGACCGTCAACAAAATCAACAATTCGGAATGCCCAACCAGAAGTGGTGCCAGTAGTTGCAGTTACAGCAGTGTCGGAATTACCAGTAACGGTGCTTCCAGTGCTGGTTGACTGAACTGCTGCCAAGTGGGTGTTTTGCCCCAGATCGGCCTGAGTTACAGCGCCATCTGCCTGTACTTGGAACAGACAATCCGGGTCGTCAACAACATAAGCTACGGCGTCAGAAGCCACAGTGCCGGTAGGCCAGTACTGGGAAAACAGCTTTTGCTTAGTGTTGGGGTCAGTGTAGGAACAACCTACAAATACGCCAATGGTCCCCGCCGGAAAACCGGTAGAATCATCGCCGTTAGTCGTCACCATCTCGATAGTACCGCCAGCTACAATGGACACAATAGAGCCATTGAAGATATTGGAGGCATAGCCAGAGGCGATCTTAATCAGACGGGTAGAACCAGCATACGGCTGGCCACCTATCAGATTGACGGGTTTAAACCCGTACGGTGATTCAGTAGATGCCATGATAGACTCCTAAAATTAACCTTTACCAAAACTCACCTGCGATTTGCGGTCATGGAATAACGGCATACGCGGGTCGTTTTCACGCATAAGGTTGTTGTCGACCGAACGAATTTGAGAATCAGTCTGCTCTTTGTAATACGCATTCCGCTCCTCTACCAATTCTGTCGGTGCCCGGCAAAGCATAAGTCCCCCCATTACAACATTGTCCTTGAAACGGTCATTCTCGACACTAGCAAGGAAAATCTCTGGGTGGTCAGAAGCTTTTACGGGTTCCCAACCCTCACGCAGTTTTGAGGAAACGTTGGTGGGGTCGTCCTGTCCTTGAATCGCAAGGCGAATCCAACGGTACTCATAGCCATCGTCTTTATTCGGAGTGGGTAATATCTCCGGACGTTGCCACGATTTTTTGCGTTCCGTTTTTTCTCGCGTCGCTAGTTCGCGGTTAGTGCGATTATCAGCCATTTTGTTTCCTCTCTAATAGTGCAACCTGTTTGGCGTACTGCTCCGGAGTAATTCCCAGACGTTTTGAAATAGCTAGTTGTGATTTCGACAGCCGCACCTTTTTAGGGGCCGTGCTTCGAGTGACTGGTGCAACAACTTGGCTTTGCTTCTTTTCTGGTTTTTCCGGTGTGTCGTCTATCCCGTCATCAAACTGATCGGGGAACACTTGTCGCATACGAGAATTTATCCGCTCGTAGTAAGTGTTTGATCGAGGGTCTACACCCTCATTTACAAGTTTATTGTGCAAACCTAGCGCAAATGCTGTCATTTCGTCGTCAGAGCCAAACCATGGGTTATCGTCGCGCCACTGTTCGGCTTTTTCGTCACGCTGCACTTGCTGGCTAGGCGTACGTTGTTCCTGTTGTACTACAGGAGGTGTTTCTTGTAAAGATGTGTCGGCCGGTTTTTGCTTGGGTTTATAGGTATTTAGCCTATCCATGCGGATTTGCGCATCGTTAAGTGCTGTTTGCGCTTCGATAATCGCATCCGGGTCACCCGATTCGTATGCCTCACGGTACTGTTTTTTAGCCATAGCAAGCTGGCCTTCCACCGTTTTCTTGGCTTGGCTAATCAATACCGTCTGAGACTGCTGATAGTTGCCCTTTAGGGTTTTGTTCTCTTCCATGAGGCGCTTTGTATATTCTTCCAACGCCTCCCGTTCCCGAAGGGCTTGCTCTTTTGCCCGGCGCTCGTCATGGTACCCTTTGCTGAAGTGCTTAATTCGCTGCTGTACCTTCTCGGAATAGTCTTTCAACTCCTCGTCGGTGACATCTTTCGGAGGTTCAGACGGCGTACGGCCTCGGTCTTCTGGAGGTGTATCGTCGACAATTTCAAGCTCTACTTCAGCTTCGGGTTCTGGCTCCGGTTCCGGTTCAGCTTTGGGAGTTTTTCCCAGTGTTTCCCGGCCTACTGCGCCTTCTACCTCTAGGTTGTTTTCAAAACCTTTTTCCAGCTCCACTTCTTTTTCCGTGGCCTCTTCTGGCTCCGGAAAGTCAAACTCTACTTGTTGCATTGGCATAACTTACTCCTCACGCACGAGTGATTTTACTCGGGTCTTCGACGACTGCTTGGATAGAATCGTCGTTCATTAGTCGGTATTCCTGCTTCCCAACACGGAACCGTGTCCCAGTATTGGCCCTGAACAGCACGTAGTCTCCGCGATTACACCACGGCCCACGCGGATAGCGGTCTGTATCGGCATAAGCATCCGCGCCCATGTCCAAAACAACCCCCACCATAGACAAAATTTGCTCATTCCGTAGCGTTTCCCCAGCCTTGACGATACCACTGTCACCAAACGTTTCTTCGGTGTTGGGCAAAGCAATCAAGATTTGGTAACCCACCGGCGTCGGGATTTGACCGTCCAAAACAACTTCCTGTTTCTGCTGTTCGGCAATTTTTTCCCGGCGTTTCTGCTCAAGGGCGGTTGGTTGCACGCCCGTAATGCTCCCTTCAGTCATCTTCTATATCCTCATAGTTGCGCGAAAGGTCTGCTATTTCCATCAGTGCAAGGTTAAGACCTCGAATAACCCCACACATCTCCCTGTAGTTGGCAAAGTCCGTCGCTGTACCCCCATTAAGCGCATTTTTCTGCCTAGTGAGGTGTTCACCAACTTTTTCTTCAAGCACGTCAAAGACGGTTTTAGCCATTATTGCTCCTTAGTCTTGCTGTGTTTGTTCCTGTTGTTGCTCTTTAACCAGCTCAATTATGGTCTTCGCCCGGTCAAGCTGGGCCTTAGCGACCCCTTGTTGGGTCTGGCTGGCTATGCGCTGCGCCTCAAGGGCGGTGTCATTAACCTCTTTTTCCCGATCAAGCTGTAGTTTGGCCGCGTCAAGGGCTGCCTCCGTCTGATCTTTCTGGGCTTTGCGCTGTACTTCAGCCTGTTTAATAGCCAGCTCTTTCTCTCGCTGCTGTACAACCGGGTCTTGCATCTGCTGGGCGATCTGTTGTTGCGCCGCTGCGGCCTGTTTCTGCTGGCTAAGCTGCATTCCCGCCTGTGCCATAGTCTGCGCAAGCAAGACCTCAATATCCTCCGGCAGTTTCTCGTTCGGGGCCGGCAGGGCGGCACCCAGTTTCTGTTCCATTTGCGCCCGGTAACTAAACGCCACGTGCTCGGCAATGTGCGCCTGCAGCGCCGCTACAATCTGATTAGCTGCCGGGTTCTGCCCAATAGCTGCCGCGATCTGTGGGTCTTGCAGGAACGCTTGGTGTGTCTGAATGTGGGCGTCGTGGTCTTGGTAAATAAACGCCTTCATCGGCTTACCCACCAACACATTCATATTCTCGCTAACCGGGTCCACCGGCTCTAGGTCGTCAGTAGTGGGCACCAGCTTGTCTGCATCTTTGATACCCAACACCTCCAACATCTGCCGGTGTAACTGCGGCAGGTCGTAAATCTGTGGAGCCGCTTGGGCCATCTGGAAGGCTGTCTGGTACTGCACGACCCGCTGTGCCATGGTGCTGTTGTTCGGGTCACTAACCGGGATGACCTCTACCAAAGCGTAGTCGGCTTTACGGGCACGGGGTTCTCCACGATAGGGCACATACCCATACTCTTCCGGGGCGTAGTCCGCGATGATCTTTTTCAACAGTTTGAATTCCTGCTTCATCGAGTAGTGCACCCGCGCCTGCACCGCCGTCATCGGTTTCAGTGTCCGTTCAAGCAAGGCAAGGGTAGTACCGACCGGCGCATTAGCGCTCATGTCGGATATGTTCATGTCGCTAATTGCGCCTAACCTGCGGCCTTCTTCCGTGACCTCCTTCAAAAGTGCGAATAGCGTCTGGCTGGGCTCCTTGTACGGCAGGGGCATAATGTTGTCTTTAATGCTGCCGCTTGGTACGTCAACATCCCGGTACTCTCCCGGTGCGATGGGGGTATCGTCACCCTTAATCCGCAACCCACGAGATTTCAAACCCCCCGGCAAGTTCGCCAAGGTACCCGCATCAACAAGTTGACGAATAAGTGAGGTCCCAGCACGGGAGTAACCGCCAATAATATGGATTAGTCCCAACCCGTAAAAACCAAAACCCGGCACATAAACGTAGTGCACAAAATACTGCAGCGGGCGCATCAGTGGGTCGTCGGGGTTCCAGTTACGGCGTATACCCAGCACCTCGCCAGTACCTTTCTCAATGGTCACCACATAGGGCTTTGCTACCTGAAACTCGTTATCTTCAGCCCCATCCCCGTCCAGCTCGTCCAAAATAAGTTCTGCGTGCACCTCAAGTAGGCAGTACCGATCATCAGAAGTCAGAGAATACCCCGCTTCTTCTGCTTTTTTCTCTTCAATATCAGAGTGATACGGTACCGGGTCACCCAGCTCAACTTGTCTATAGAACCCAGCCGCCATCAGCTTAGCCATTTCATTCTTGGTTTTGCGCATGGTGTGGGTAACACGTTCAGCAGTCTCGATGTTGGACGCACCGTACGGGACCATGACATCTTCGGCCGGGATATACACAGCGGTCTGCCTGCCCAAATTCGGGTCGTAGTACACCTTCTTAAACGCAGAACCCGCCAAACCAAGGGCATAGAGCATCCGTTCATGTTCCGGCCGGTACTCCGTCATAACCTCGGTCAGCTCGTAATTCATGTCCACTTTGACGCGGGCTGCGGCTTCTTCCTTCTCTTTATCAACCTCCCCCAGTATTTTTGTCTTAACCGGCCCCGCTGCAGGAAACGTCTCGCTCATAGCCTCGGCTTGGAACCCAATGGCTGCTTCGGCAAGCACATTACTATAGACACCGCAGGCATCTTCCCACGGCTCTACCCGCTCTTCGTACTTGAACCCCAGTACTTCAAGCCCTTTCACGAAGGTTTCTGCCCACTCCGAACGACTTTCTTTGTCTGCGTCGTAGTACCCCAACAGGTCACTGGACAGGCTGTTGAGCGTTTCTTCGGATAAGTATTCGGCTAAGTTCGTATCGAACGGTGCCATGGCAGAGGCTTCTGCCCCTTCTTCAGGAACCAATGTGACCTCAACACTGCCGTCATCCAACGTCACCATTTCCGGGTTAACAATATCTATCTCCAGCGCATCTTCGTCGCCCACGTCCAACCCTTCTGGTGCTGCGTATAATCCTCGTTCAATAGCCATTAGTAGTACCCACCTCGTCGTTGTTTAAAGTACCGCTCTTCTTCCGGTTCATCCGTGGGTAGGGTAATAAACCCGCCTTGCCTAAACCGCATAAGCGCCATAATCATTGTATCTACAAGGTCGTCATGGGACATGAACGGAAACCCTGCCACTTCTTCAATCACTTCTTCGGCCCAACGTGTTTGCGGAGCCCACACCAAACCAGACCTGACAATGTCCGCAACGGAGTTCAACCGTGCCATCTTGGTGTTGGGGTTATTGGTGGTGCCCCGTGTCGGCGTGTATTCCTGTAGCAACATGCCTGTCCGCCTGAGTTCTTGGTACAGCGGTGTGCCACTACTTTTCTTCTCCACAATAAAGGCATCCGGCGACCATTCGTTGTACATCTCCCACGCAAAGTCTTTCAGTTCCGGGAATTCCAACCGCCGTTTGGCTGCGTTTAACAGAATTATGTTGTAGGTATCGGGCACACCCAAGAGTTCTTTTGTGTAAGTAAACCCGCCTTCGTCCCGGCGGTCACCACTTTTGGTCATTTCTCTGGCAAACTGCCCCCCTTCGTAGAGGAACACGCCCCACACAGTAAAGGCCGAAAAGTCC